CTGATAATATATACCTCTGTCACAAGATTACTCATACCCTATCAAAAGGAACCTTCGATACCAGTCTCGTGATGTATAATATGGATGCCTTTAGAGGATATAAAAGCGCATATCAGAATACAATTGACCTGTTACTCATGGCTGACGAATTTAAAACATCCTCCGCCGGCGGAACGCCCCATTGATATCCTCAGGGCGGGACTCATGGCATAGGCGCCTAGGTGGATTCAATGGCCAGGATCTCTTATGAACACCCGGGTAACTGGAAATATACTTTTAGGTGTTGGCAATAACCAAAGATCTCCTGGGCACAGGAAAGCACTTAACTCAACGCACCCAGTCCGGCACGTTGACATGGAATAACGCTATTCCACCTGGAACCCTGACACTCGGTAACAGGGAGGGCCTGACCTCTCTAAATTCGGCATTTGAGATTTTTGGGATACAATTACCGACTGTTATCCCTGAAGAATTTCGAAGGGCTATGGCAGCTGTTGGTATCGATGAAACTAATACGCCATGGCACCTGGTGATTCCACGTGAGAAATATTTAAATTGTATAGAGAATGCGTTGGATGCAATGTGGGAATTATTTTCTCAATTGAAACGGTCATCCTATCTGACAACGTATGTTGAAGTCAGTAATTTTATCAGTTCCATGTGTGCTGCCCGGATTGACAACACTAAATTGAGTACGTACATGGAAGGTGAGAGGAATGCCTCAGTCTTGTCAACCCTATCCTCATTTCAACCACATGCGGGAGGGATGGCTTCAAAAGTGCGATACAGTAATTGTCGGACGGTCACCGGTCGCCTGATTGTACAGGGCGGCCCTAAAATTCTCACGGTACCGACAAATTATCGTGATATTATCAGCTCACGCCACAAAGGTGGTTTAATTTTGGAGCTGGATTTTAAATCGCTGGAGCCTCGAATTGCACTAATGCTGGCTGGCAAGGATCCCCCACCTGATGTTTATAATGAAATCTCAAAAAAATTATTTTCTGAAAAATTGAAGAGATCGGAGGTGAAGATTGCTGTTCTGTGTGCATTGTATGGAGCCTCTCCGCGAAAGCTAGACACCATATTGGATAAGCAATTTGATGCGTACGATGTAATTAAGCAGATAAAAGAATATTTCTGTTATCATGATATTACGAATCGCCTGAGGGAGGAATATGATAGGGATGGATTTATATCAAATGTATTCGGGCGTCCTATCTTTTGTGATAATAATAGGGGAAATATTTTATATAGCAATTTTATTCAATCCACTGCAAGTGATGCCGCATTATTAGGTTTTAAAAAATTATTAGGTGAGATTTGTGGTATGTGCGAGGATGTTAGGCCATTATTTGTTGTGCATGATGCCTTAATTTTAGATACTCCACATGATGACTGGATGAGAGAAATAGAAGACTTTGTTGAACTAGACAATATTGGAAAGTTATATTTTGAACAATCGTTAATAGCATAGTTATTTAAAGATAATGAGACCAGAAGACTATATTCGGAAGAAAATTCGTCAGTTACTGATGGAACAACGTACACCCATCTCTAATAAAAGGACCCAACGTATAGGTGGTGGTGTGCGAAAGGAATTTCGTGATCTCAAAGCGAAATCAGAGACTCGACCCAGGGCGCTCATGGACGATCTCGGGGTCTCATCACTTAAGGGTGATGAGAAACATCAAAACTTGCATAATTTAGTTGCTCAGGCTGTTATGGGAAACGAAATAATGGGTACCGCATATTCAAAACCTGAACATGTTAGAGATGAATTCGATAGGAAAGGCATTAGAATAAAGGTTGTTGGGGATATTGCTCCTCGTGATGGTGTCTTTTTTGTCAGACATACAGTGAGAGGAGCGAAAAAAGCCGGACTGATACCATTTGATGACAAGGTGGCAATTGAATTGTTAGGTGATGATGTTGTTGTGTATGTTGCCAAGACGCCATATTCCTGGAACACTCCACTCGACCCGGAAAAAACTCCGGAGAAGGAGGGGGAAAATGGAGAGGAGGAAAAATGATTTTCGAAAATGTAAAAGTGCTAATTACGTGTTAAAATAATCATATGACGCGTTATTTAAGCTACCTCATTGTCTCCCTAGTCATTGTGTGTATTGTTAGTTGCAAACCAGCACCTGAAGAGCCATCCATTATGCTATCTCAGGTTAAGAAATTTTGCCAAGAACCTCGTGAAGTGTATCCACTTAGAGTGATTGGGATACCATTTGTACTTTCAGTCTATGAAAAATGTGCGTCGCATAATGAGCTCTTAACAGTGTCATGGTCCACAGATAGGGAATACCTAGGCCTGGAATCAAACGCCGCGAAATTGGTTATAGGTGCATATGCAAGATTTAGATCCGATGAGGAAACAAAGTGCCTCCCGAATCATATGAATTTCGAAATAGCTAAAGATGATAATGTCGCTACATATTTTCACACTATCGTTTGTAATCAGAGAGATTCTCATCCCAACCTACAGTTAGAGAAATAAAAAATGATTGAGTTTGATGTTTTAAAAAATAATTGGGAGACGTACGAAAAATTATGTCGGCGTTTATCTGATTCTAATTTAAATGCATTGTTGGAGTCATTAGGTGAGAGAATTCTAATGTGTCCAGCCTCACCCAGGGAGAGCCAATATGGTGCATATGCCGGTGGCCTAGTGGAACACAGCCTCGCGGTCACTAAAGTGATGCGAGATCTAGTGCAGGTGTATGGCCTATCAATTCCGGTAAATTCAATTATCAAGGTTGGGCTATTACACGATCTAGGAAAGATCGGTGATCTGGAGAAGGATTACTTTGTTGAACAGACTTCGGACTGGCATCGCGATAAGTTGGGACAGGTTTATAAGTTCAATGAAGAACTCAACAAAATGTCGGTGTCTCACCGCACCCTTTATCTGCTCCAACATTTTGGTGTTGCTCTCACAAATGATGAGTGGTTAGCAATTCAACTAGCACAGGGTTCACACTTTGAGGAGAACCGGTTTTATGTTGGGCATGAGTCCGGACTGGCCCTAGTTCTGCAACAGGCAAAACAGCGCGCTACACATACGGATCTTACACACGTTTCTTAAATTGATCCATATTTATATGTGGCATGCGATTATTAAGAGAGTATATCTGGGCACTTATAAGGGAAGCTCACGATGATGGATCTACCGACCCAAAAGACAAGGGTGAAAAGTTACTTGTTGAGCCTGATGAGAATAAAGATAGAGACGATGCCCCCACTGATGAGTTTAGCGGAGCCGGTAGCATAGCGGGATATACGTTGCCTCTAGGGGCGTCAAATCACCCGACGAGCCTACGCCAACGTGGCGAAATTGCTGGTAAGGGCTTTGGTGGTGCCCGTCCAATAAAGAAAAAAAAGAAATCCCGGAAATAATGTACATCCTATTATGGATGTGGTATCTTTAAGTACTTCGTAATGCAGACAATTATTAGTCTAATATTTACACATTAACAGTTAGAATTTACAATTTAGGAGTTATAAAATGTCAGTCGATTTTGATGCAATTCGCAAAAAATTAGGCCAGCTTTCTGGTCAAAATAGTCGCCGCAATTCAATGTGGCGTCCGGAGGAAGGGGAGGAGACAACAGTTCGTCTCATGTCATTTCCGGATAACGATGGACAGCCATTCAAGGAACTATGGTTTTATTATAATATTGGAAACAATCCAGGACTGCTAGCACCATATCAGTTTGGCAAACCAGATCCCATCCAGGAGCTGATCAACAAGCTTCGGGATGATAGCGCCAAGGAGTCATATGAGTTGGCAAAGAAACTCTATCCGAAGATGAGATGCTTCGCTCCTGTTGTGGTCCGCGGTGGGGAGGACAAAGGAGTTCGTTTATGGTCATTCGGTAAAACGGTTTATCAGTCATTACTGAACATTATGCTTGATGAGGACTACGGTGACATTACTGATCCTACGGACGGCCGGGACGTTAAGGTAGTTTGTACAAAGGCCCCGGGCCGCATGTGGGCGACAACCTCAGTACGTCCCAGGGGTAAATCCACCCCCCTATCAGGCAATAATGACCAGGCGAAACAGTGGCTAGGTGAAATTCCGGATCTGGATGAACTTTATTCTCTTAAAACATATGAGGAATTGGAAAAAATTGTTAACGACTGGCTAAGCGGTGATGAAGCACAGGAAGGCTTAAATGAGTCCAGTACTCCCACTTCACCTTCTAGTGATGAAGTCCTTCCGGCGGAGACCACAACTAAGTACAAAAACTTAGATGAAGCTTTCGCAGATTTGGAAGACCTATAAGATCACGGGGGTTTCCCCCGGGGGGAGGTTTTCTCCCCCATTTTTTTGAACAGTTCTAGGGTTGGAGAGTATATTTCCATAAGGGTATTGTAGTGGCAAAAAAGAATAACAAAAAGGGTGGTACTAATGCTGGAACCGAAGATTTTACGGTTGACCTGATTAGTTCCTTAAATAGGGAACATGGTACTAGGGTTGCATACAACCTTGCTTATGATGAATCCCCCACCCACGTTAAGAGATGGATTAGCACCGGTTCTAGACAATTAGACTATATTATTGCCAACAGAGTTAATGGGGGTCTTCCAGAAGGTCGAATAGTGGAAATATTCGGACCACCATCCATTGGTAAGTCACACATCGCAATTCAGATTGCAAGATCCACCCAGCAGATGGGTGGCATTGTGGTATACATTGATACAGAGAATGCCACTTCAGTTGAAAATCTTGGACTTCTTGGAGTTGACATAGAGAAGAGATTTGTTTATGTTGATACTCACTGTACTGAGGAAGTTTTATCCATTGCTGAAGCCACAATTATGAAAGCAAAAGCAATGGATAAAGATGTTCCCATTACTATTATTTGGGATTCTGTCGCCGCTTCATCTCCAAAGGCTGAACTTGTGGGAGATTATGACAAAGAGACCATCGGACTGCAAGCTCGTGCGATTTCAAAGGGGATGCGAAAAATCACAGGTGTGATTGCAAATCAGAACGTTCTGTTTGTGATACTAAATCAGACACGAACAAAGATTGGGGTCATGTACGGAGATCCTACCACAACGCCCGGTGGGAAGGCGATTCCATTTCATTCGTCTGTGCGAATTAAGTTAGGTGCAGGTCAGCAGATCACAAACAAGGATAAGGAAGTTATTGGGATCCATGTTTCCGCTAAGACAATTAAGAACAAGGTAGCACCACCATTCAGGTTAGTGAATTTTGAGATACATTTTGGTGTGGGTATAAAGGAACATGAGCAGATTTTTGACGTCTTACGTAAGCACGGCCCGGAAATTATTGATGGAAAAGAAATTTTAATTTCCGGCACGGGAGCATGGAAACAGCTTCGCATCGTTGATGCTGAGACCGGTGAGGTTCTGATAGAGCAAAAATTCTATAAGCACGATTTTGACAGTATCATTAAAGATACCACATATGCACATTATGTTGATGCACTCTTGGAAAAGGCATATGTCCGACAGAATTTCGGCAGTGATGAAATGGACATTGACGCGGAGTCATATGAGGAGATTCGCACTATCGCAATGGAGCTCGGGGATGACGTCATTTCACCGGAGGAATGATGACACAATCAATTGGACGTGCAACACTACTAGTTGATGGCCTAAATTTACAGACCAGGCACTTTGTTGCAAATCCTGCAATGAGTGATGCCGGGCACCATGTTGGGGGTGTTATTGGGTTCCTAAGAGCAATTGAGAATCTATCACAGAAATTACAAC